TGGTCTGAGTTTGAAGTGATGCGTGAAAGGATCAAGGAAGAACGTGCTGAAATCCAACGCCAAGAACTGAAGAAACAACAGGCGACTAGATGGCGACGGGCAAATATAAAAAGAAAAATCGCGGAGCAAATGACGTCAATTATCGCGGTTCTTTTCATAACAGTGTGGTTCCTATGGCTAATGATCCTACTCCGAACGAGCCACACGTACCGTGGTCTTTACTCATCGCCCTATTGGTCATGTGTCTTGTGTTGATAGTCGCACTACCTGTCATGGGGATTATGTACCTTGATATGAACAACGCAACGAATGCAGCTATGCAAGAGATAAAGAAGATGCGTGAGTTACGCGCCAAGATACTAACTGAAATGCGGGGTGAGTAATGCCAAAAGCAAAAAATCAAGTACATCCATTTCTACCCGGTCGCCCCACTGATACTGCTTATGTTCAACGATATATAAGAAACGAAGATGAAATAAAAGACATACGTGAAAAAGGGTATGCGTTACCAAAAGAAGGCGGTAACCAAAAAAAATATTGGACGGCTGTTGACCACCCAAACACAAACTATTCAGAAGACGCTACTTTAGTACGCGCCCCGCGTAGAGATGTTAAAGAAAATAAAGCGGTATCTGCTGATAGTTTAGAAGTACACGATAGGAAAACTGGTAAATGGTCGCCTATACGTGGTGGGAGTCTTGGTGGAGGGTCAGGCGGTGGTGGTTCAATGGATAGAAAAGAGTTACAGCTAGGCGCAGAACTTGATCCAAAAGCCATGATAGACAAAGATAAAAAAGAACGGATGGAACGTGAGGGTGGGCAGTATAAAAAAGGTGGTGTAGTTAAATCTGCTTCCCAACGTGCAGATGGTATAGCCCAACGGGGTAGAACAAAAGGAAGGGTTAGATAATGCTGACAATCTTCTCAACACTGGTATCGTTCTTAATGGGTGGCTTGCCCAAGATACTTGATCTGTTCCAAGACAAGGCCGATAAGTCCCACGAGCTTAAACTTGCCCAGATGCAGACAGAGCGCGAACTACAACTAGCTGCCGCAGGGTACGTGGCTCAACAGCAGATCGAGGCTATTAAGCTTGACGAGATTAAAACTCAGACACAATCTGAGGAGAAGGTTTCTCTAATCGACGCTCAAAAGGCTGAGATGAACGCTATCTATGCCCACGATACAAGCCTAAATGAAGGTACATCACAGTGGATGAAAGACTTGCGGGCTTCGGTTCGGCCTGTTATTACCTATGGATTCTTCTTCTTGTTAGTGGCTATTGACGCAACCTTGGCTTACAAGGGGATTACAGGCGGTGTAGAGTTTACTGTATTGGCTGACCAGCTTTGGGATAACGAGACTCAGGCATTGTTCGCCAGCATCATAGCGTTCCATTTTGGTGGTAGGGCGTTTGGAAAATGATAAGCCCAAAGGCTTTGAAAATGATTTCGCATCATGAAGGTTTGCGATTAAAGCCCTACCGTTGCCCTGCTAGGTTGTGGACGATTGGGGTAGGGCATGTGATCGACCCAAACCATGCCAAAGTGCCGTTTGCAGACAGACTAAGTTTGCCTTGCCCAGAAGGCTGGAATCGTGTATTTACAACGGAAGAAGTGGATGCCATACTTGCAAAAGACCTTGAACGCTTTGAACGCGGAGTTCTTAAATATTGTCCTAATGCTGGCAGCAAGCAAGGTTGGATGGACGCTTTGGTCAGCTTCAGCTTCAATGTAGGTTTGGGGACTTTACAACGCAGCACTCTGCGGCAGAAACACAACCGGGGCGACTACGCTGGTGCGGCAGACGAGCTTTTAAAGTATTGCAAAGCCGGGGGCAAAGTCTTAAAGGGACTAGAGAACCGCCGCAAAGATGAACGTTCTTTGTATTTGGGTGGGTAAATGACCTTAAAGAAACTAAGTTTGAAACCGGGGGTCAATCGAGAAAACACCCGGTACTTTAATGAAAACGGCTGGTTTGTTAGCCAGTGGGTACGGTTTCGTCAAGGTACTCCAGAAAAGATTGGTGGATACGCTCGCCTATCTGCTAACACGTTTATAGGTGTGTGCAGATCGCTTATAAATTGGGTCACATTAGCTGGGCGTAACTACCTTGGTATTGGCACTAGTAAAAAATTCTACATAGAGAATGGTGGGGCGTACTACGACATCACCCCTTACCGTACGTTTGATGCTTCCGGCACTCTTACTAATCCATTTACTACTAACCTAACAACGCCGACTTCGGTGGAAGTTGCGGATACCGCACACGGGTTAATAGTAGGTAGTGTAGTGTTTTTTACTAATGCGACTGCCGTAGGCGGGGTTCCAGCTAGTGATTTTAATACTCGCCACGTTGTAGCTACAGTTGTAAACGCAAATGCTTACACAATCGTTGTAGCTACTGCGGCAACGTCTATAGCCACAGGTGGTGGCACAGTCTCATATCAGTACTACAGCACTGGGGTAGCACTCACTAACCCGTTTACTACTACCTTAACAACCCCTACGCTAGTCAACGTATTCCACACTGGGCATGGCGGGTCGCCGGGGGACTATGTTACGTATTCTGGGGCGACTGCGGTCGGTGGGCTTACGCTTAATGGCACGTTCACAATTACGGCCTTAATAGATACTAACAACTACACCATAACATCTCCTACCCCAGCCACATCAGCAGCTACTGGCGGTGGTACTGTAATAGCGCGATACGAGGTTCCAGTAGGTTCAGACTACCAAGTGCCGACCGATGGTTGGGGTACGGGTGCGTGGGGCCTTGGTGCATGGGGTATTGGTAGCTCGTTGTACGTACAAATGCGTATATGGTTTGCGTCTAACTTCGGCGAGGATTTAGTCTACGCTCCACGAGGCCGAGACCTTTTTTATTGGGATGCCACAACCGGCACAGGTGTTAGAGGGGTTGCAGTTAAAACCTTGGCGGGGGCTAGTAATGTACCGAGCTTTGTTAACGCTCTGATTGTTTCGGACGTATCTCGGTTTGTGTTGGCGTTTGGGACTAATGAGATTTATACCAATACACTTGACCCTATGCTCATTCGCTGGGCAGACCAAGAATCGGTAGTGAACTGGACTCCTTCGCCTACAAATCAAGCCGGTAGTATCAGGTTATCTGCTGGGTCAGAAATTGTGACTAGGCTGCAAACACGGCAAGAAATTGTGGTGTGGACTGATTCTGCCCTGTACAGCTTACAGTATGTCGGGCTTCCTGCTGTGTGGAGTCCCACGTTATTATCCGACAACATCTCGATTGTAGGGCCGAACGCTGCGGCTATCGGTGCGGGAGTGGTGTACTGGATGGGTAACGGCAAGTTCTACAGCTACGATGGTCGGGTTCAAACGCTGCGTTGTGACCTGCGCCAGTACATCTTCAACGACTTTAATTACGATCAAAGCTTGCAAGTTTGTAGCGGTAGTAATGAAGCGTTTAACGAAGTCTGGTGGTTCTATCCGTCGGCTAATTCTCTTGCGCCTAACAAATATGTTATCTATAACTACCTTGAAAACATTTGGTACTATGGTGAATTGACTCGCTATGTCTGGATCGACCGCAATACTCGACAGCATCCGATGTCGGCAACAACAGATAAAATCATATACCATGAAGATGGGTTAGACGATCAGTCAACAGAGGTCGTTTTACCTATTAATTCGTACATAGAATCTACAGAGTTTGATATTGACGACGGGGATAGGTTTGGGTTTATCTACCGTGTGCTGCCGGATATGAACTTTTCAGGGTCCACTGCACTGGCTCCAGCAGTTACGATGACGTTCTACCCAATGGTTAACTCGGGTTCCGGCTTCGGTACTTCAGTAGGTGGTAGCGATAATGCCGCAGTTATAAGAACCGTTGCCGTTCCGGTAGAAGAGTTTACTGGGCAAGTTTATGTTCGTATTCGTGGTCGTCAGATTGTTATGCGGGTCGAGTCTAACCAAGTAGGGGTAGCGTGGCAGGTAGGTGCACCACGTATTGATATTCGCGCCGATGGGCGTAGAGGAACCGGCACATGAGTATTCCATTAAACCCCCCTCCACCAAACTTACCACTCGCTCCTGCGGAGTGGAGTAGGATGTACCAAGATCAGTTTTCAAATGTTTTACGGTTATATTTTAAGAATTTAAATAGCACAGTTGAAGATACGCTGGTTCAGGTGTCTTCTAATCAAACTCTTATTTGGTTGAACATGTAATGTCGCGCTTCCAAAACATTATTCCGTTTTCGTTGGGTCAAGTCGCACTGTCTACTAGCTATACACTATTGTATACAGTGCCAGCGGCTACGCGCACGTACGTCAAACAGTTCGATATTTGCAATACCACAGGCGCACCGATGGATTTTTATATCTCTATCGTACCTGCTGGGGGCACCGCTAGTGATGCAAACGCTATTTTCTACAATGCCCCTATACCCGGCAATACAGTGGTGCAATGGAACGGGGTTCAGATTATGTACGAGGGCGGCACCATACAAGTTAAGGCTTCCGCAGTAGGATGTACTGTTACTGCGAGTGGGGGCGAGGCTATATGATCACTGTATACCCTCCGTTTGGTAGTCCGTCTAACCCCAGTGCCGTTACTATAGGCGGCACTAATACAGATGCTTTTGGTAGGCTTCGTGTTAGCGAGCCATACACTCTGTTTGATAGCCAGAGTCGATACGCAGCCGATATTCACTTCGATACCGCTGTAACAGGTACTGGTTCATCTACTTTTAACACAAACCAGAGTAGCGTTAGTTTGGCGGTAACAGGCGGCGGTGTAGGGTCGGTAGTGCGTCAGACCTTCCGCAGCTTCCCATATCAACCGGGTAAAAGCTTGTTGGTTTTGGCTACGTTCTTAATGGACACTAATAACAACGTCAATATTAGTCAACGCGTTGGATACTTCGACACCCAGAACGGGGTGTTTTTTCAAAAGGTAGACGGAGTTAATTCATTTGTTCTGCGTACTAACACAACAGGAACTCCGTCCGATGCGCGGGCAGTAACCCAAGCTAATTGGAATGGTGACAAGTTAGACGGCACGGGGGCTAGTGGTCTTACTCTTAACTTAGCCCACCCTCAGATTCTATGGATGGACTTTGAGTGGTTAGGTGTCGGTTCTGTACGCTGCGGTTTTATTATTAACGGCGCGTATATAGTTTGCCATACGTTTGACACAGCTAACGTCTACGGAAGTACCGTTTACATGACAACGGCTATTTTGCCAGTGCGTTATGAGATTACTACGACTACAGCGGCAGTTGCGGCATCACTTACACAAATATGTAGCACAGTAGTTTCTGAGGGCGGGTTTGGGCAGACGTCTATTGACCATGTGGCGCGTCGCACTACAGTGTTTACCAATATAACTACAGCGGCTACATTCTTCCCTATTGTGTCTATCCGCTTGGCGGCAAATAGGCTGGGTGCTGTTGTACTGCCTAACAGGGTGCAGTTTCTCCCACTAACCAACCAGAACTATGAAATTGCGTTATTAAAGAACCCAACACTAACGGGTGCTACTTGGGCGGCTACGGTTCCATCTGACAGCAATGTGGAGTTTGATGTGGCAGCTACAGCTATTTCAGCTACCGGAACAATAGTTCAAACAGATTACGTGACTAGTACAGGAAGCGGAGGAGTTGGCCCGACTGCCGCCCCAACCGGGTACAACTGGGACTTACAACTTGGCGCATCTTTGGCGGGGGTAAGTGACATCTATACTTTGGCAGTTAGAACCGTAGATGGCGCTACTCAAGGATCGGGCGTGGGGTCTATTTCATTCTACGATTTGACCCAATAGGTTTAAACATGACTGCTGCTAAAACAACCTTTACTCCTCCTAGCGCGGCTCAAGCCCTAGAACTTGCTAGATCAGGCGATATAGCTGGCGCACAAGCAATGCTTAACGCTTCCGCAGCTTATACAGCGCCAACATCTACGTTTTCAGCAGCGGATTACGGCCCTCCTGCCCCTTCCGCAGAACAAATTGCTGCGAATGTAGCTGCGACTAATGACAGATTAACGGCTGCTCCTCCTGCTGTTCCTCCTGCTGCTGAACCTACTTTATATATTGGTAGTCAACCTACCTCTTATTCTACGACTACCTCTTATTCTACGACTAAAGGCTTTACTTTAAAATCACCTACGCAAGCGCAAGTTCTTGCAGCAGCAAATGCAGCTATTGTAGCAACAACAAATTACGATAAAGCGGTTGCATCTGGCAGAGGTGATTTAACTAAGTTAGAAAACATACGTGATACCGCGACTACAAAAGCTACTACCCTGCTAACCGAGTTAGTAACTTCTACTACAAACAAATTAGACGCGTTAACTAAGGCCGCTAATAATATGGTAAGCGTAGTTGATGTGGGCGCAAATAAAAAAGTAATTGGTACCGCATCAAATGCTAATAACGTAGTTAACTCTACCGCTGGTAACGTCAATAAAATTACTACGGCGCTAACTACGCTGCTTAGTAAAAATCCTTCGCTTAGAGATTCTGACATTTTTACCGCTTTATCCGATGCTACAACTTCGCTTACTGGCGAGTCTCGTGACGCTAGAAATGCGTTCTTTACGAACGCAATCGATATTGCCGCAGCTACAGGTAATCGTGACCAAGTTAATAAATTACAGGTTAACCAGTTTACCGCTATACAAAATGATGTTGTTGCCGATGCTACTACGGCAATGCAGATACAAGGTAAGACTGCTACAGAAATAGCTTCGGCTGTAAAAACTATAAAGACCGAGATTGGTTCTAATATTAAAGAGTTCCGTACACAACTTAGTGATGTAAACAGAGTTGAGAAAACACAATTACAAAACTTAGCTGCCGCACAAAAAGCCGAACTTACGCTTTTAACAGACGCATTTAAAGCGCAAGGGTTAACAGGTAAAGCGTTAAAAACTGCGGTCAACCTAGAAAAAACTGCCAACACTGCGGAATATACAACTGCAAAAATTGGATTAGCTGAACCCACAGTACAGACGTTGCAAGGCGTAGGTTATGACAAGGCTACTGGTACAGTAACAGGGAACGTTCGTTCTACTGCTGCGTCATACGCAGATAATGCGCCAGTAAAAACAGCAGTCGATACAAAACTTGATGCCGCGTTTAGCATACTTACTAACCTTAACATTCCTATGTCTTATAGTGAAAAGGTAAAGGGTGGCACAATTAATACAGGGTTAAATGTAGAAACGATAGTAAAAAACGTACTTCCGTACAAGGACGAAGCAACTGGCGAATACACAAAGAAAAATTGGGTTACTAAGCTTGTAACTGAAGGCGAAAAATACATTAATAAAACTTCTACTCCTGAACAACTAAGCCAAGCCAAACTTACGCTTAAACCAGCGGGTGACCCGGTTAATAATGTTTTTGTTTCAAAGACAGGCGACAGGTACACCTATTTCCAAAAAGATGCCGATGGTAACTTTAAAGGGCTTGCTACTACTCGTGCAAACTTCAAAGAAGATGATAACGAAGGTTTTTTTGAAAGTATAGGTTTAGGTGGGATTGGACATACATTAGATGGTCTAACAGGTAATAAATTTGTTCAGGCAATTGTTACAATGTGGAACCCAGCAGCAGGGGCTGCGTTGACTGCTTTCGATGTAGGTACTAAAACCGATTGGGATTTAGGAGCGATGGCAAAAGCTGGAGGCACTACATACTTGTCTTCGCAAGTATTACCGGGGGTTATGAAAGGGGTTACGTCAGGATTTACCAAAGCTGTATCAAACCGACTTGTTAGCACGTTAGGGGAAACCGCTGCTAATGCTGCGGCTAACGGTATAACCACGGGGGCTACCAATGCTTTAGTTGGTCGGATACTGAACCCGGATGCTAATGTAGAACAACTGTTTGCTACTGGTTTTGTTGGTGGTGCGGTTGCTTCTTCTGCCGATGTACTTACTTACAAATTGCTTGGCGCAGGAGACATTACAGCCGGTGCAGAGATGGTTAACAAGATAGCGCAATCTACCGGGTTAAAAACTACGCAAATTATCGACACCGTTGGGGATACTTTTGTTACGGCAGCAAATACAGCTATTCGTAAGGACGGTAACATATTAGACGAGTTTGCCTCAACTATGGCTGGTAGTGCGCTCGGGTACAAAGCAAACAATATGATAGTCGCTGAGTTTACTAAATACGCTCCCGAGCTACAGTACGAAGCTAACGTTGCTGGCGGTATAGCTAACGTAGCAGTACAGGCAAAATTTAAAGATATTGACGTAGTTACTGCTGTAATGTTGAACTCCGGCAATATTAGTAAAGCAGCAAAAGAAGCCGCTACACCGATTGTAGATTACAGTACGATTGAAGACCGGTCGTGGAGGCCAATTAATGATGTGATAGCGGGCCAAGATCAACTTGCCGATAAGTTAATAGGTAAAGACGCGTCCACCACACAAGTACAAAATACTATCGCGAGTGCTTACACAAACAGTGCACGTAACTTAGCTATAACCCAGATGAAAAACGCCGGGTATGACGATGAAACTATTAACACGTTGGTAAAGACCGGCACTATCGACTATCGTGCTCAGTACTACATTCAGCGGGATAGAGATACCGTAGATCAGCTCGAAACTAATGCGGCTACTGCGGCTAAACAATATGGATTAGATTCGACAGAGTACAAAACTGCTGCGGGTCAGGTTTTAGCTGCTAAAGCTAATATGGGTATTTACGGCGTTACAAAAGATGACAAAGATGTTTACTCATACAACTACGCTAACGGTTCTAAAAACATAGATGTTAATGCAGGAGACCTTGGTGGTACTAAAGTAAGTCCGACCGGAAGTAAAACTTCTTACGACATAGTGTCTGAAGCTTCACTACCGCCTGATGTTCGCACTCAGTTTGCGGCGGCTGGCTCCGAGAGAGTAGGCGATATTATTCGTGAAAAAGACCCGGAAACTGGAGCTTTCGTATATAAACGCGCCCTTTCTGGCACACGCTCTGACGGTACGGAGTATAGCTATACGGCGCAGTACAACCCTACAGATACAAAAGCTCCGGTTACGTATGATTACCCCGGAGGAACTGCATCCGTAACTCGCCCCGACTTGGAATTCAGAGGAACAATTCCAAAAGACCCTTCACAGCTTTCTGACTCGGCCAAAGAAATTTATACTAGATACGTTGATGCTGGGTTTAGTCAAGGTGAAGCGTTGGCAATTGCTTCTGCTTCTGATCCAAAATTTAAGAGCACGGTGTTTGATAAACAAGTTGGTCCCGTACTAGCTGTTCTTTCTCCTGAAAATGTGGCAAAAATTAAAAAAATAAGTGTAGACGATCCTGAATACGATACTAAAATTTCTAATGTGCTTCAAGATGAAATTAATTTAGAGGGAAAAGGTAATCTTCGTAAAAACGCAGACGGTACATATACAGATATTACAGACCCAAGTTATGTTGTGTATAAAAATGAACAAGGTCTATGGACTACTAGCCTTTCCGTTGGCGTATCAGGCGGTAACGAAGTTTCAGATACTATTGACACCACTATAAAAACTCCTACCTACGATGCTACAAGCGTACAAGATCAAAAGTTTAAAGCTTTTATTGGCCTTGGAACTAGTACGCCGGGCGCGGCTAATAAAGCTTTGTTCGGTGGTGGGGCATCAACCAATCTTGCAGTTACCGACCCAGACGCGTTTAGATTTATTGCTAGAGATGTATTTAAAACTGCTGGGCTTCCTGATAATGTTATTGATGTTGAAAGTTGGGTCAAAACACAAACTCCAGAAACGTTAGAAAATATTTCTAAGCAAATTGAAGTGCAAGCAAGCAAAGTTGTTACTAAGCCGGTCGTAGATACAACTACAACTACAACTACTACTGGTGGCGGAACTACTACTGGTGGCGGAACTACTACTGGTGGCGGAACTACTACTGGTGGCGGAACTACTACTGGTGGCGGGGTTACGGGAACTCAAGGGGAGTTGGGAGGCGCTGGAACGGATGTTTCTATTACCACTGGAACTGCCGGAACTGGAGCTGCCGGAACTGGAATTACTACTGGTGGAACCACAGGCGCTGGAACCGCTGGAACCGCTGGAACCGCTGGAACCGCTGGAACCGCTGGAACCGCTGGAACCGCTGGAACTGGAACTGGAACTGGAACTGGAACTGGAACTGGAACTGGAACTGGAACTGGAACTGGAACTGGAACTGAAACTGGAACTGGAACTGGAACTGGAACTGGAACTGGAACTGGAACTGGAACTGGAACTGAAACTGGAACTGAAACTGGAACTGAAACTGGAACTGAAACTGGAACTGGAACTGGAACTGGAACTGTTGGAGTTGACGGAACTATAACTACACCCCCTGTTGTTACGCCTCCTGTTGTTACGCCCCCTGTTGTTACGCCTCCCGGCACTACGCCTCCCGGCACTACGCCTCCCGGCACTACACCTCCCGGCACTAAAAAACCACCTACTGTACCCACTGGATTACCTACTGGTGAAGGGCAATCAGTTGCCGTAAGTCCCCCTGAACTGATGAAAATCGGGTATTTTTACGATATTGGTGGAGAAAACATTTTGCCCCCTACGGGCGAACAGATACAACCGTTAGATCAAGAAGATGAAGAAAAGCCAAAAGATACACGGTTGGCAAAAGCAAAAGAAGACCCGTTCAAGTACTTGTTTGCAGAGGGCGGCAGTGTGGACGATTTATTACGGATTTTAAGAGGTTAATATGGCTGAATACGATTGGAGTGGTAATACTTCTTCTGGCTCTACATACAGTTGGAGTGGGTTTGATCCAGATGTTATTTCTGCTGCCGGAGGTAAGAGTACTTCCGACATTATAGACTCAAGTACGGGATGGAGCTTTAAAGACATTACGGATAATATAGGCACTAAGGCCGCAGACGCGCTGGCTAAAGCGTACAAAACTAGTGACGGGTCTATTAATTGGAAAAACGTACTTGCCACTGGTACGGGGTTAGTTTCGTTATACAAAAGCGTAGGTGGCGGTGGTGGCGGTGGGAGCGGTGGTGGGAGTGGAGGCATATTAGATAACATATTCGGTAGTGGTTCGGCTCCGCAAGTAGGGTATCAAGGTGACATCCCACAATATACCGCTATACGTGCTGCGGTTCCTGATGCAACTGAAGCTGCTGCTTACAAGCCGGGATTACAAGGGCGTCGTTATTTTTCTGATACTTATTACGTAGATAAAGCAAACGTACCAACTGCTCGGACTACTGCGGAAACGCAAGCAACTGGTATCGCTGCACTTCAAAAACCGCCGGTGGGGGTAGAACCCAACGCCGCTGGAGGCATAATTGGATTAAAACAAGGTAGGTACTTAAATGGCACTACCGATGGTATGGCTGATAAAATAAGAACTTCTATAGACGATAAACAACCTGCTGCGTTAAGTCATGGCGAGTTTGTTATCCCTGCTGACGTAGTAAGTCACTTAGGTAATGGTAATTCTGAAGCTGGCGCGGATAGGTTATATAAGATGATGGACAAAATTAGAACGGCTCGTACCGGCAATAAGAAACAAGGTCGGCAAATTAACCCCAATAAATACTTACCGGCGTGAGGTAAATTATGGCTGCTGATCCACTAGCTTCTACTGCAAATGCTACAACTGGGGGCACTCCTGTAGGTACTACTGTAGGTAAACAGACGGGTAGTGAATCGTCTTTATCTAATTGGGTAGGCCCCTATGTAACTGAAATGCTAGGCAAAGGGCAAGCATTGTCCAATACGCCTTTTCAAGCATATACAGGGCCGCTTACTGCTGGGCAATCGGACTTACAAAAACAAGCATTCTCTGGAATTGCCGGGTTAACGATGCCTACTACTATGGGTGCGTATACACCACAGTCTATTACTGGCATAACTGCAAAAGATGCAACGACCGGACAATCAGAGTTTGATAAATACATGAGTCCGTATTTGCAATCGGCATTAGACCCACAACTGGCAGAGGCTCGGCGACAAGCTGAAATATCCCGCGTACAAGATATGTCACGGCTTACTCAAGCAGGTGGGTACGGCGGCTCTCGTCAGGCAATTATGGAATCTGAAGGGCAACGTAATCTTCAGCAAAACCTAGCAGGGATTACAGGTAGGGGATACCAAACCGCATACGACCAAGCTCTTGGGCAGTTTAACTTGGAACAACAGCGCAAGAAAGAAGCGCAAGAGATGTCTAACCAATATGGTATGGGTCTTGTAAATGCGCAAGCAGGTTTGGGAGAAACCCAACGCGGTATAGCCTCGCAAGATATTGCTGCGCGTAAAGCCCAGTTTGAGGAAGAACGTGACTACCCGTTTAAGGCGGTACAGTATCAACAATCTTTACTGCAAGGTTTACCGGTTGCCACGTCTGCATATTCGTACCAACAACCTAGTGGTATGACTCAGTTGCTTAATTCCGTTGGTGGTGTCCAGCAATTGTACGATATGATTTTTGGGGGAACACCTAAATGATTGACCGCGACGTTGAATCTCGGATGGATGCTTATAGAAGCAATCCACAAGCATTGGCGCAGAAATACGCAGTGGGTCAAGAACTACTAGACCTTATTGCCCTGCAAAAATTAAAGTCAGAAAAAGAAGCTGCTATGCGTGACATGCAGTTGCAAATGTCACAGCAAGGTAAACCCACAACTATTGCGAAACGCCGCGAAGCCGAAGTACTTGGTATGACCAAGGACGAAATCCTGCAACAGCAGGGCGGCATCATGAAGCAAAAGCAAGACGCGCAACAAAAAGCTTTAGAGGAAATGGCAGCGCAACGTAATCCTGCTGCTGGTATACCTACTCTTCCTACGCCAGAAGTAATGCCTGAAGCTGCTATGGCAGCGGGGGGTATTGTTGCGTTTGCAGCGGGTGGGACTGCATGGGAGAAAAAGAAAACCCCATACGATCAGTTGATTGAAGCAGAAGCCCGCCGTAGAGGTATTGATCCAATTGTATTTAAACGTCTTCTTGGTAGTGAGTCTTCGTTCAAAGAAACCGCTGTATCTCCACGTGGTGAGAAGTACGGGATTGGTATTGCTCAGATTGCCGATGTACATGGTATGTCTAAAGAAGACCGATTAAACCCAAGCAAAGCTATTCCTGCCGCTGCCGAGATTTTTGCCCAGTACCTTAAACGTGCTGATGGCGACTATGAAAGAGCCTTGCAGATGTACAAAGGGGCTAGTAGTGAAGGCGGTAAGAAGCGTATGGCTGGCCCAATACAACGTATTTTAGAAGGCGTAACTGACGTTTTAATCCCAACGGCTAAAGCGGGAGAAACTACATCTACACAGCCGGGACAACCTGTAACAAGGGGTGTGACACCAAAGGCAGATAGACCAAAGACAGCTAGAGAACGCTTGATGGAACAACAGGTTATGGATGAGTATGGGATTGGCCCACAAACTTTAACTTCAGAACAACAAAAAGCTTCGGAAGATTCCGCTCGGCAAGCTACGGAACGCGTGAGGTTGCAAAAACAGTTAGAAGACTTAAGGGGTGGATTCTTCAATCAAAAACCAATGAATGAAGCGCAAGCCGCACAAGCCGCCCAAATACAACAACAACTTGAGGCAAAAAACTTACCTACCCCTCCTGTCGTAGATAGTAATAAAGCGCAGCCTACAGGTCGAATCGGGGCGTTTAACGTACCTGAAGATCAGTTCCCACTCATGGGCGATCAGGAAATGATGGCGCGTAGGCAGATAGGTGTTGGGTCAGCGGATATGCCTCCTGCTCCTGCTCCTGCTCCTGCTCCTGCTCCTGCTCCTGCTCCTGCTCCTGCTCCTGCTGCACCAGAAGCTTCGGGTCTGGCATCTATTTTACCTGCTGAATATGTGGGTTTAGCTACCCAACAAAATAAAGCGTTAATAGACCAACTTAAAACTGACCCAGAAGCAATAGCAAGGCAACGAGCGCAAGAGTACCAAGACAAGTACGGTAAAGATGTAGAAACCGCAGCCGCAGCTTCTGGTGCTAGATTGGAAGATCGTTTACGTCGCCAAGCCGAAATCCGCGAAGCGGAAAAAAGTCGCCGTTTAACAGACGCTCTTCTAGGCGCACAAGGTGCTACGTGGCAAGAAGCTCTTGGTTCTGCCGGTCGTGCAGGACTTGCATCTATTCGTCGTGGTGAGGCTAAAGAACTTGAACTACTGGAAGCCGAAGAGGTCGCTCGTACTGGGTTGGCAAACGTTGGTCTCGCTGCTAAAAAAGGTGGGCTTGACGCTCTAACCGCTGGGCGAACGGAAGGTATAGGTTCCTTACAAAAAGGTACAACCGAAGCTGGATTAGCATTAGGTCGTGCCGCGCAAGCAGCAACACAACTCGAAACTTCCCGCACAGCGGCTGAGTACAATAGGTTGTACCATCAAGCGCAGATAGATGCAAAAAATGCTGCTACTGAAATTGACCGTAAACAAGGAATTGAAGCTAATAGAAATAGAGCAAGGATGTTATTAGCTTCAGATAAAAGAATCATAGAAAAATTAGAAGAAGCCGCAAATTTATCTCTTTTAGGTAATAAACAACCACCCGAAGCTCTTGTAAAAGAAATTGCCGCAAAGAAAAAAGAGCTTGATCTTAAAGAACTAGAGATAGCAACAAAATATGACGCTTTACTATACGGCACAGGCACAGGCACAGGTGCTGGACTTCCTCCGGGCATAAAATCTATTACCCCTGTAAGCCGATAAGAGGTACAAATGGCACTCTACGAAGTTGTTACCGACGACGGTTCTAAGTACAGGGTTGAAGCGGCTGATAATATACGCCAAGAAGACTTGTATGCAGCGGTACAACAACAAATGCAACGTGATCGCCGCGCTAAGTTACAAGCCGAGATTGACGAGCTGCGCAAACCTCTTCCAGAACCCCCTCCAAAAACTACTATTGGTGGGGAAGTTAAAGAGGCGTTCAAAGGTATCGTACCCGGTGCTGTTGGGTTAGCCGAAACTGCGGGTGCAGGTATTGCTGCATTGTTCCCGGAAGATACTGAAAAAGCCGCACGGGCTAAGTTACGTGAAATAGCTACGTCTATATCTGAACCCTTTGCTGCTGCTCCGGGGTACGAAGACACAATAGGTCGTAATATTGGTCAGGGTCTTGGCTCGACTTTACCATTTGTTCTTACAGGCCCTTTTGGTATGGCAGGTCGTGCTGCTGCCGTAGGGTTGGGTGCTGCCGCTGGTGCTGGTGAGGCTAGACAAGCTGCGGAAGCTAAAGGTGTTACAGGTGAAGACCGTGCTCTTGCCACAGCACTCGGCACTCCGGTTGGTTTGTTAGATATTTTTATACGTGAAGTTCCGTTTGCCAAGAACATTATTTACACTGCGCTTAAACGTGGTGGTGTTGAAGGTGCTACTGAAGCTGCGCAGAAAGTTGCTCAGAACCTTATTGCTAAAGGTGTATACGATCCAAGTCAGCCTATCTTTGCCGGGTCTGGTGAAGAAGGTGCGTATGGTGCTGGAGTCGGTGCGTTAGCAAGCTTGTTGGTTGATATGACTATAGGCCGTCGTGCGCGAGGCGGCCAAGGCGGTGCTGGTACTACTGGGGGGCAAGAAGCTCCTATGCAAGCGGGCCTACCACCTACAGCAACACAGGGTGACTTATTTCCAAGTGAACTACGCACTGCCGAAACGGCAGTCATGCCACCCGCACCACCTCCTAGTGGTACTCAAGGTGAGTTGTTTACTCCTGAAGAAGCACCAACTTCAGAACAACAGGCTGAAGAAAAAAGACGCGAAGCAGAGTACAGGCAACAAGCTGGGATGGAGCCTTTAGAGGCTGCACCAGTAGCCCAAGTTCCCCAAGCAGGGCAAATGGATTTATTTGCACAGCCCGCTGCCGAACCTGTTGCCCCCGTTCAACGGGATATGATTGCAGAGTCGGAGACTGCTCAAACCGAAGACATGCTTCGCGCCGAGGCTATTGCACCTGAAGTTGCCGCTCGTAATGAAGCTGAAATTGCTCGGTTACGAACACGCGGAGCGGAACAACAAGCTGCAAGTGAACTCCGTGGGGAATCAGAACTAGAAAGTACGGACGCTCGTGTAGCTGACGTGCAACGTAAAAAGACAGAGGCCGATAGGCTGGCGTTGTTGCAACCTATTATCGAAGATATTTCGGTCAAAAATATTCCAAAAGCATTTGGTAAAACATTAGCCGATGCTGGGTACACCGACTTAACTTTTACCCCTAGAGAACTTAGTCTAATCAACCGTGCTTACGATGTTCGTTTAGCAGAACCGGCTGTGACTGAAGTAGAACCCGACGTAACTGCCAAGGAAACACAAGCCGGGCTAGAAGGACAGATACCTGAACGTCAGCCCAAAGTACGTCAAATGCAACAAATGCAGTTGCCGGGAGTACCTACACCCAAACTGCCAAAGACTGCTGAAGATGTTGAAGCTGCCGAGTCTACGGTCATTACTCCCCAAACGTTAGATGGGCTTGGCATTTTAAAAGCCGCCCCGTTACGCCAACGTATTATTGGGGCTGATGTAGCTACCCCCGAAGGCAGAGTAAAAGTACTTAACGAGTTAGCCGAGTACGTTAGCAACCCCAATACAAAAGACGCGCCACGTAAAAAGATAACGGATTTTATGGGGTCGCCTATATTCCGGCGGCAAACAGAGATGTTTGGCCCTAAAGGTGGAGTACTAAAACCCGCCGTTGCGAAGGAGACTAAAAATGTTCCTACTGCCAAACTTGAGCCTACCCCAACTAGAGTTAGCCCTCCTAGTGCTGGACCAAGAGTGGGAGATAGTACCGGAAGAGTTACAACACCTACAAGTACCGGAGTGGGTGGCCCTAGTGAACTTGCTGGAAAACCTAAAGCTGGAGAAAAGGTACAACCTCCTGCACTAAAAGAAGAGAAGCCTTCCAAGCTAAAAGAAGCTAAACCTTCTAAACCAAAAGAAGCCAAGCCTACGGAGAAGAAGGAAGAGAAGCCAAAAGCGGCTAAAAGTAAAGTTGAAACCGATATTGAAAAAGAAAAAACGGAGTTCGCTAAAAGGAATTTTGGTGCGCCTATAACGTTTGCATTTGAGAACCGTTTTATAGTTGGCGATAACGCAAGCGATATTAAGAAGTTAGAGTCAAGTATCTCTGAGCTTTTCGGTACTGTGTTACCTGACGAAGCTACAACTGCGCTGTCAAATAACGATCTGGTCGGCGCATTAAACGCTATAGCTGATAAGACCACAGGTACAAACGCCCGTGTTGCAAAAGCGTTAGCCGGTGTAATTGGTAAAACTAAAGTTGAGTTCGTTAAGGATTTAAAAGACGAATCTGGTAAGTCCGTTGCGGGTACATATAACCCTAAGACAGATACAATCAGTTTAAACGAAGGCACTGGCCTCAATGTGCATACATTCTTGCATGAGACAGTCCACGCGGCAACGTCCCACGTACTTGCAAACAAGTCACATCCTGTTACCAAGCAACTGACTCAACTCTATAATGGTGTTAAGGGATGGCTTGATACCGCATACGGTGCAACATCTTTAGATGAGTTTGTATCTGAGGCTATGTCGAACCCTGAGTTCCAAGCCAAGCTGCAAGCTATCAATCCTAAAGGCGACAAGATCACTGCATGGCAGCGGTTTGTAAACACCGTTGGTAACTTTATGCGCAGCATGATCGGCATGAGTACCAAACCATTGGGTTCGGCGTTAGATGTTACGGATGGCTTAGTAATGTCTATCTTGGCTCCGGCTCCTGATACACGTAATGCAGGGATGTTATATGCCGCATCTGCTATGGGTAACAGCAGCCAAGTGTTTAAGAACCTTGATGCTTCGTACTTAAGTGCGCCAAGCTTTCAAGAGGGTATGGATAATGTTCATGAATTCCTTACTGGGAAAGTCTCAAACAAAATAAAAGATATTGCACGTTCTGCACTGCCGTTACACGCCTTAGTTGAAGAGGCTAAACGATACGTACCGAAAGCTCCGATGGTTGATCGTTTAATTAACGAACGCGCCGGTAGTGAAGGTTTACGTAATCAGTCTATAGAACCGATTCTCGCCAAAGTTGAGACGTGGGCAAGTAGTAATCCCGGCAAGCTTGATGCGTTTAACGCCACAGTTTATGACAGTACGTTAGCGCAGGTCGATCCGACTAAGTCACGCAACGAATATAAAGAAGCAGACGATCTCAAAGCTTGGGATGCTATGCAACCTAATCTTAAAGCCATTGGGCCAGAGGGCGCGGCTTTATACAAGACAATGCGGGACACGTACAAGAAGTTGTACGACGAGATTATCCGTATTGTTAATGCTCGTATTGACGCTACGTCTGAAGATAAAGACCGTGCAAAAGCTATTAAGACTGAAATCTATAGCCGCTTAGTAGCACGTGGTGGCCTTGACCCGTACTTCCCATTGACTCGTGAGGGTCAGTACTGGATGTCGTACCATGCTAAGAACCCACGTACTAATACTACTGAGTTGTATGTTGAGGCGTTTGATACTAAACGCGGTCGTGCGCGGGCGATGGAAGAGTACAAAGCGGCAGGTGCTACTGACTTGCAAACATTCGCTAACTTGTCTAGCGTTAACTACCGCAACGCCCCACCTACATCGTTCATCAATGGCGTACTTAAAACGCTGGAAGCTAACAAAGTAAAACCTGAAGTTACCGAAGAAGTTATGCGGTTTTTCTTGTCTACCTTACCTGAAACATCGTTCGCTAAAGCATTCCAAGCGCGTAAAGGTACGTTAGGCTTTAAGCAGGATGCCGTTCGCGCATTACGCCAGAAGACTATTAGTATCTCTCGCCAGCTTGCCAACATGGAATACGGCGCAAAGCTGTCCCAACTTCGTTCTGATATAGAAGAAGAGTTTAAAGGTGCGGGTCAGCCAGAAGATGCCAAGCCATACATCGACGCAATAAACGAACACATTCAGTTTGCTATTAGCCCACAAGTACCTAGATGGTCTAAGATTGCTAGGTCGTTCGGTTTTAATATGACGCTCGGGTTTAACGTATCTTCGGCAGTAGTCAACGTGGCACAAGTACCGTTGATCGTGGCTCCTTATCTTGGCGGCAAATACGGAACGGTAGCTACAACAAAAGCTCTAGCTCACGCTACGCGCATGTACATGCAGAGCGGATTCCAACGTGATGTTAAAACTTTCGTACCTGTTGCGGGTGCAGAAAAAACTACGGTCAATGCCGCTCCTTCTTTAGACAACTACGACTTCGATAATAAGAATGCGCCAGAAGATGTTAAGCGTCTAAAGGTCTTAGCCGATGTGGCAGGCAAACTAGGACAACTAAACCGTTCGCAGTTATACGATACGTTAGAAGTTACTGATCCTAAAGGTAGTATGTTGGATCGTATCAACGCTGCATCTGGTTTTGTTTTTCACCACGGGGAACGTATGAACCGTCAGGTCACAATGATCGCGGCATACAACCTTGAGCTGGATAAGATGAAAGCTGCTGGACGTTCGATAGATGAAGCGGCTATGACTGAAGCGGCTGAAACTGCTGTGTACATGACCGAGATGACTAACGGTGGTACGTCTGCCGCCTCGGCTCCTCGGATTGCACAAAGCGGTTTGGGTTCCGTAATGTTCATGTTCAAACGCTATGGCGTGTCCATGTACTACCTACTGTTTAAAACTGCTAGAGATGCGTTGCGTGGTGCGGATGGTCAAACTCGTGCAGCAGCTATGCGCCAGATTGCAGGTATCTACGGAAGTGCCGCGTTGTTTGCAGGTGCACGTGGCTTACCTATGTTTGGCATGGTAGCTATGCTGTACAACATGTTTAGAGATGACGACGAAGATACCTTTGAAAATGCTACTCGTAAGTTTTTAGGTGAAGGTCTATACAGCGGGGCAATTAATGCTACTACTGGGGTAGATGTTGCCTCTCGTATTGGCTTGAGCGATTTAATTTTCCGTGATCAAAAGTACTCGGAGTCTACTTCGGTTATTGCTTCGTTAGCAGAAACAATGGGCGGCCCGGTATTTGGTGTAGCCAGCCGAGTTGAGCGGGGGTTAAAACTTATTGGCGAGGGCCACACCGAGCGGGGCATCGAAGCTATATTACCGTCGGCTATGGCTAACTTGTTGCGGGCACGTCGGTACGCTGTTGAGGGAGCTACTACTTTGCGCGGCGACCCGATTACCGGCGATATAAGCACATGGAATGTATTTGCTCAAACGTTTGGATTTGCTCCAGCCGAGTACACACGCCAGCTTGAAATTAACGCGGTTGTAAAAGGTATTGATAAAGCGACTAACGAAAAGAAAACCAAGTTGTTACGGCAGTTCTATATAGCCACACGATTTGGCGATACTCCTACAGCGCAAGAAGCCTTGCAAGAGCTAATCAAACTACAGCAAAAGCATCCCGGACTAGGGATCGACGCGGATACTATCGTTACCTCAATGAAACAACATGCCAAAACGTCTGCCACTATGTACCACGGCATTACGTTAAGCAAAGGTATGCGCGGTGAGTTGTTAGAAAATGCTCGTGAGTTTGACGAAGGTTACGGCGACATCGAAAATCCGTTCGACGAAGACTAAAAAAACCCCCGGCACTTGGCCGGGGAAAGTCCTCGGAGAGAGGAGAAAGAAGACTGACGGAGTTAACCGTCAATTTGATCGTATCATAAAACCCGCCAAAATCGCATACCCAGTTTCCCCCCTTCAATCCGTTCCCACCCAACAACCTTGAAACCACGCCGCTCGGCTTCTTTTACAGTCTGTTTGCGTAGCTTGGTCAGGTTTATTGCTGGAACGAAAACGGAAGCCCCTATAGCAAGATCATGCCATGCTATAAAAATGGGGACACCATCAGGTTGGATCGGGTACATTTATAATCGGTAAGTCATCGTTACCAAAGTCAGAACAGTCAATAACCCAGACATCTGCGGAAGGTAAGTTCATGTTAGTACCTTTACCCATACGCATCTTTTTAGACACTGCCTTAGTCTTACTTTCTTTTAAGCCGTTAACCAACGCCGAATAGTTGTGCTGATTACGAACACACCACTGCTTCAACGGTTTCGGCAATAAGTACATCTTCTTAACATCGTACTCGTACCGTGCAACCAACGTCATTCTCGGCGTAGCGTCTGGCACTATAAGATGTTCTAGCGCATCAGTATCGGAACCACGGGCGTCGTCAGTGCTACGAATACGTAAGACGTTGTTGTAGTTCTCAGACAAGAAGCTGGCTAAAAGGTCTTCGACCGTACTACTCATTTGTTCAATGTCGTTCTTAGCCGTAAGCAACATGTTAATAACCCATGCCACAATCGGTTGGATGTCAAAATTAACTAAGCCGACTCGTTTGGCTATGGTCAACCCTGTAATGCTCGATGCTGCCTGAACTGACCAGAACCGATGTGGCTGTGATAGACCTGCTGCATCGTCAATACGTCTTTGTGTATCTTTAAACAGCTCGTGAACTTCCGCTAAATTTTGAATTACGTACTGCATGTACGGTATACACGCATGACCATAGTGCTGAGTAATCGCAACGCTTAGATCATCTGTCTCTGTTTTAGTATCAAAATTATGTGGCTCGACTCGGTACTCAAGTACGCGACCTGCTTCTGCTTTTGGTACGGTCTTGTACAAACTAACGCGCTCTAACAGGCTAGTGTTTCCTGTACTAACCCCATTAGTGTGCCACGGTGCACCACGGAACCTTTCCTCGTTACCTTTACCGGACATACGGTTCTTCTGCAAACCGCCAGTAATCTGGTACATCATATCGCTTGCGTCTCTCGGCTCGATATTAGTTAGCTCGTCAAATACAGCGAAGACGTTCTTCAACATCTCAAGACGGTTCATCTTGGAGTTCGGTGTATCTTGCTCCTGCATAATTAACTGATCAGGATTGCCCCAAACACCCAGTGCTGCTTTCGACGCTGTAGTCTTACCTACGCCGGTATCTTTACTGTACATGTGAAACAGACTAGCGTTGATCGGCGTAAACGCCACAAGCGGGGAACCAAAACTTAGGCCGATAACGTACTGGTGGAGTTCCATCTTAGGCCGATTATAGAATTCCATGATACCGCGCCAACCTTCAATGTTGCCTTTGCTTTGAAACGCTGGAAACAATGTAGCTGTAGACTTTGCCGGTGGGTTTATATCCACACGGTCACCACGAATTTCTTTCTCACCTACGATGAATGCTACCTTACGATCATCTGACCAACCAAACTGACGATGCGCCAAGTCGGCTGCGGTTGTAGCTTGTAGTTTATTCACCCACGAATTTGTATACGACATAAGCTCTCCCATATCTAACACGGCAACCCCTTTAGGGGCGACACTCTTTCTAAACTCATCCTTAGATAACAAGTTAACCAGCGGTACAGTGAACTCGCGCACACCATCCTTGGGTAGATGTAAACGCATAACAACTGACTCGCCGACATCTGGATCGTTTAAACGCCGAGTGATGTACATATCGTTGTGGTACACAGCTATTTCTACTGGATCACCATCTTTATCTTTAGCTTTCTTAAATACTCCACCTGCTTTGCCACGGAAGTACGGTAACGGGTATTGCGGTATTACATAAGTTTGTAATGGTATCTCGGTGTTTATTTCTGGGCGGTCTTGGATGATGTTATCTTCTTCACTCGCCTCTTGAACTTCACGGCCAAGTACAATCGGGCTACCAAACTTACCTTTAAACGGACAATTGCCACACACTCCGGGGTTATACTCGTCGAACGTTGTACACCGATACGGCCCTTTGATCGATGCCACGCGCTTCTCAGTTGTTGTTGGGTTGTAGTCGGGATGTTTTGCCGACAACTTATGTATCGCCTTCTCACTATCTGTACAAAACTTTGCTACTGACAACGCAGCAATCCACATCGGGTAACCAATTTCAGCTTGGTTAGTAAGTGCGTACCCTAACTGAGCACACCCTTTACCCACCGCAGTTTTCTGCATGATCAGCTTGAACGAATTACTATAGCTACCTGCTAACGCATTAGTAACGTCGTCCATTATGTTTGGCACGTACCTATTACTGCCAGCAACGATGTCTTCAAAACATTCTGTAAACTTATCAAGCGATACTGAAGGCGCAAGCTCTCCAACCACGTGTACATCTGACGGTGGTGTATCTTTAAAATTAAGCGAACCCGGCACTCGTAAGATACGTGCAGCATCAGCAGGTACAGCAGGGTCGATTATTAATTTATGTTGTTTACATGCAGCTTTAAGTTTCTCCGCTATAGGTAACCATGCCTCTACTGAAATTGATTCTGTTAACGGCCAGTACGCGTGTATACCCCTACCCGAATTAATTAGAGTAGGTTTAGGCAACGACATTAACTTACAAAACTTACGTAGTTCGGCAAGCCCTGTCGCTTGATCTATGTACCCGGCGATAACACCTTTGTCGTTAGGTACTGCCTTAGTCGGGCCGCAATCAATATCTAAGTAGAACGCTTTCTTATACTTTACATTTGCAGCCTTACTCGATTTATCGGTTTCGAACGTAGCCGTAGAAAAGTACGAATCAAACCCTTCCAACGGAATACTCTGTGAACGTTCGTATGCTTCCTCAATAGAGGAATGTAACTTCCGCACCGTTACATCAGTAGCTATATCTATACTGATAGTGCAGTAGTAACCTTCATCACTCAGGACTGACTTTAAGAATTCTATTGTTTGCATGTCCGTCCAGAGAAAGAAAAGGTGGGGTACTCGCTACGTCTGTGATAGCTAAACGGGACGGAGTTGCACCGCGACCTGACACCCGCACAGCATCCGCTTTCCCCCATGAAAGATTAATCGTCCCAGTTATCAACCAGATTTGCCAACTCAGGTGCTGGCTCTGCTGACTTCTTTGACGCTGCTTTCTTTGGCTCTTCTACTTTCTCTGCTACAGCTTTAGGCTCTTCGGCAAACACCTCATCGCTACCTTCTTCTTTAGCTTTAGGTGGTGCAACAATGAACGCTACAGCTTTCTCAGCTTCAGGTGAATCCTTCACAGCCTTAACTGCTTCAAACTCTTCCTCAGTGATAGGGCGTACTGGCTTGAAGAACAACTTAGGTGTTGGGCTATTAATGTCAAAACGCATCTCAGTAACTACGCCGACTACTGGGGTGTTGTGCGCTTTCAAATGCCGACCGTACGCTTGTAATGGCAGCTTACCTTTTTCGCCTTCACCAAATATTGATGTGGCTGGCAAAATAATCTGCGCAACTTTACGACGGTCTGTCTCACCTTCTACTAACACAGCAATACGTTGTTGGTAACGGCAAGCACGACCTTCGCCTTGACCTGAACCTTTAATGTTCTGCTTGCAATCCATACAGCGATTAGCTTGCTTCTGATCTTCTGGTACAACGTCAGCAGGAGTCTGGTTATTAATCGACCAGCAGGTAGGTGAAGCGTTCTGACCTTCGACGTATGCACCTGCATAGAACGAACGATATACATTCGGTGCGGCTTTAACGATGATCACATTCATTGCACGTTCTTCACTGACACGTACTTCTTTGTTGCCTACATTCTCGCGGAACGCACCACCCTTGATAGAAATACGATACTGACCAAGCTCGGCATTACCACCACCAGAAATTGAATTAGTAGCGTCGTCTTGCAGTTCCTTCAAGTAAGCGGGAACACCGCCTTTAAACAGAGCAATATCACTCATCTTCTTTTCTCCTAGATGTCTTCATCGGGGTTAAAATCCAACTCTAATTGTTTAGGGTCGGTTGTTGCTACTAATGCCAACGTAGGGTTTTCAGTCTCGCTACGCAATGCTGCCTCAACTTCAGGAAGCCGAAAACGATACGTGTTACCTAACTTTAAAAATGCACTTTTAGGTACTGCACCACTTCTAATCCAACCGCGTACTGTTGATACAGATACATTAAAGTACTCGGCTACTTCGTTAATTGTTACGTAGTGTTGCTCCATCATTTTCTCCTCACCGTGACTTGGTATTCACTATCAATGTTTAATCCGGGCGGCAACTTGTCTGGATTCTTTTCTATAAACTCTTGTATGTTCCCTTGATGTAACCGCTTCTCGTACACATCAGGAATCTTGTTTTCAATCACAAACTTGCCCATCGACTCCCAATCGTTTGTCCAGTATCGACGCTTGATAGTGCGGTAAAACAAACCTTCCGAAGTACGAACACTTTCTAAATTTTGCTCTTTGCAGTAATCAAGTAGTGCACGTTTAACTTGGGCTATCTGTCCTTCAATGTCTTCTAATTTTTCATCGTACTCGGTAGCAATTTTGTTTCGTGCTTCACGCATTTTTAAATACACACGAACTAATTTATCTACGGGTACTGTAGTTGTATCCGTCATCTTCTTTTCTCCCTATTGTTGGGTTTTGTAATTTAATTGTATCCACTACGCTAGTCAAGCACTTCTTTGTAAAGATCAACAATTTTTGTGTGCGTATCAATTTTTGTATCTAACATTTTGTAAACATGTTTTTCTGCATTAGAACCTTGCAGACGAATGACTACTGAAGGATGTCGTTGACCCGGTCTATGCACTCGTGCATTAGCTTGTGCATACGTCTCTAGTGAACTAGTCGGCCCCCACCACACAACTGTGTCAGCAGCGGTTAACGTAACACCATGTGCAGCAGACTGCGGTTGAATTACAAGGACGCGTGGCTCTGGTGTTTCTTGGAAGCGTTTAAATATGTCGGTACGTTTTGCTGCGGATACATCACCACGAATGATTTCTGTACTTATACCGTCTTCTAATAACTTAGCAGTGATTAAATCAATCGCATGTTTAAACGGTACAAATACAAGTACCTTGTTGTTTGCTTCTGCGATTACTTCTTTCAACACAGCATAACGATTCTTAATATCGAATTCAATGATTTCTTTATTGTCTGCGTATACTGCACCGCAAGATATTTGTAATAGCTTATTAAGATTGACTGCGGCATTCACGGAAGTTATTTCTTCTCCTGCTGCTTCCATGACCATACGGTTCTTCATCAACGTATAGTATTTCTGCTGTTGTTTAGTTAGCAGCACCTCACGGCTTACGTACGTCATCTCAGGTAAATCAAGGCACTCATCTTTGGTAAACCTGATAGCAGGTTGCAACGCATTAAACACAGTCTGTAATGCGGTCGGTTTAGGTATCCACCTGAACTGCCCTACCTTGTACATCACCATGTCTTTAAACGACGTAGCAAACCGAGGCACTCCGCTAGGGTTAACCAGCTTGGCTAGGCCATACGCATCCATCGGCGACTGTGCAGCGGGTGTACCTGTCATCATCCACAGCCACGTATCGGGCTTCAACAAACGGTTCAATGTCTTCCACCGTACGGTCTGCGCGTTCTTATACGCATTAGCTTCGTCAATAACGATTAGATCAAACCCACCTTCTAGGATCGCATCAGATACGATTTCAACACCGTCGTAGTTAATGATCACAAACTCAGCATGACCTTTTATTATCTCGCGTCTTTTTTCCGCCGCGCCATAGGCAATATCCACTGAACGGTGCATAGCAAACTTAAACAAGTCAGCCCGCCATGCTGAGTCCATGATAGACAACGGACAAATTACCAACACGCGTTTGATCTTCTTTTGTTTCATCAAGTAATCAGCAGCCCATATCACGCTGCCTGTCTTACCTGTACCTTGTTCGTTCAAACAAAAGGCTCGTTTATGTAGCGTTAAGAACGACGAAGTAGTTTTCTGATGCTCGAACGGTTTGTGTAAGCCGGGCCAGTTGTACTGTGAAATGATCGGGCTAGGTACATTCCTGATCTTTAAATTCTTTAGTACTTGAGCTTCTTCTAAACCCCAGTGCACTAAGACTTTGCCGCCGCCTAGTGACTTACTCTTGGGTATAACTGTTGTGACCTTATTAGGGTCACGTAGTTGCAGTAGTAGTGCTTTGTTTTCTATTATTTCCATAGCTTTAAAAAAAGAGGAATAGGCAGAACTGGGTGTCCAGTTCTGCCTACACACAACGATAAATTAAGTGTTGATTCCCGCGTAGGTGCCGCGTGTCAACTGGTGCGGTTAGAGGGTTGAAATCGAAAAAACGCCCCCGGTTACTCACTCGCACCTTACAGTAACCGTATTAATTCGCAAGCAACCAAGAAGCAGCTTTGCAAACTCTAATTTATTCCTGAATCAAAACCACGTCAACAACTATTTAGCTTTTTTTTGCCCGTTACGCGCACGATTTTTTGATGGTGCTTCTAGGTAATACCCATCCTTGTTAGTACCACCTTTAGCTAACGCTTTAACGTGTGATACGTCTTTACCTGTACGGTCTACACCCTTCTTATCCAACGCTCTACGTGCACGTTGCCGTTCCATGCGGTCAGGCGTTTCGCCTCGTTTCTCCTGCATGTCGTACTCGTGCTTGTACGGTCTTGGACTCTTTGTATATGGCATTATGATCTCCCGTTGTGTGAACAACTCAGTACCGAACAGTGCTTCCTACACAGGCCGCTCGGCTTTGGATTCCACACATCATTATCGTACGCTATCTTAATTCTGTTATGCGACTTAACCCACTTAGACCACATTGCGTCTTGGTTTGCTACGTCGTACTTACCCTTAACAAACGCGTTACATACTACGAACGCCAACCCACCCTTGACCTTCTTGATCTCAGGGAAGTGTTTGAAGATACATAATGCCATAAGTTCTAACTGGTCAGGGTCAGCATATTTAGCCGACTTGCCAGTTTTGTAATCAACAACCCTAGCCTCACCCTTCTCCCGGTCTAGGATCAACAAGTCAGCGATCCCCCTAAACCATACGTTGTCATCACGAAACCCACAAGGCTGTAGGTCTTCCGTAATACCCATCTCATGCTCGCATAACTTCTCGCCGGGGATTTGCTTCAAATTATCAAGCACTGGTTTCGCAAAGGCAAACGCGGGGTCAATGGGTGTGCCATCTTTTATGTAGTTCTCCGCTGCCTCATGGAACCGTGTGCCGTACAGCATAGCGTCAGTCTCAGGCTCGACAATATCCTTTAACACCCTGAGATGAAAGTACTTGCGTGGGCACTGCTCAAACAACTTAATGCTGCTATACGACCACTTAATTGTCATTCGGTACTTTCGTAAAGTGCTTTTATCTCGTCTATGTGCGGGTACAACACCTTAATCATGTCGGAGTTTAACGGCAGTGTTGTAAACCATGATCTAAGCGCCGTTTCTTTGTCGATGGCATCTGCCTCATTTTTAGGCCAACAATATTTTTGGCTCCACATGATTATGGCTCGCTCTTCCCTCGCGTTTACCTTACCCATCAACACTCTCCGTAGCTTTTACCCATACCGCTTTCACAGTCAACAGGTAGTCCAACAGCCCAATCGGGCGTCCAGCGCATACACTCTTCAATGTACTCACGCGCCGCTTCTGCTTCCTTGTCCGGCACTACACATGCTATCGCATCATGTACTGTCAACACAACCCTATATTTCTTAGAGATACGTAACATCTGCTCACCGATAATACAGCGTGCTATCCCTTGGCATACATTCTCGACAACTTTTCCGCCGTAAATACGTGTTCTTCCCCTGCGCGTTTTATAGGTAAACTCTACGCCGCTCTCTCCCGGCTCAGACTTGAGGTCGTCATACCGTAACAACAAACCACTTGGTAGTAGTATGGCTCGCTCTTTAGGAATTACTTTAAGTACTTCGTGCTTGCCTAATACCGCAGGTTCACCCCTAGATAGGTTAATGATGGCTTGCTGGGCTTGCTTCCACAACGCGGATATAGCGAAGTTTGCCTTCCGGTACACGTCAATAATCCTGCGGCATTCTTCCAGTGACAGCTCAACAGGTGGCTTAGAGTTCTTCAACGCTGCCTGAAACTTAACGGCTCCCATCCCATAACCTGCGCCGAGGATCGTGGTCTTACCAACAAACCGCTCCTGTGGTGTAACGTCTGCTTCCTTCTTGCCGTAGATAGTCGCTGCCATTTTCTTGTACACATCTTCCCGCTTGGCAAACGCTTTAACTATGTCATCCTGCCCTGCCAACCATGCCAACACCCGCGCCTCAATCTGAGAGGAGTCGGCATCAATCATCGTATGTCCCGGTGGTGCTTTAATCGCCATCTTTAATTTCCCCGCGTTATCCCCTCGGCTCGGTAGGTTCTGTAAATTAATCTTGTCGTCCCCACCCCATCGTCCGGTGTGCGCTGCATAGTACTTAACCGGAACCGGCAATGTTCCACGTGAAGCAATACCTATAAACCTATCGGTACGTGTCTCTTCCAAGGTACTCTTGACCCCCAACCGCGCAGCAACCAACGCCTGTACCTCGGCACTCGGATGTAATGCCAACGCTTTAAACTCCTCGTCACTCTTTGCCAACGCAAGTGTCTCCTTGCCAGTTGTCGGGCTAATCTTTACTGGTGGCTCAATTTCTAACGCTCGTAGTGCATCTGCAAACTTGTTATTGGATAACAATATATCTTGGGCTTCATGACGCGGAATCTTAAGCTTGTCATAGAGTGCCTCTTTCGTATTAAAGATGTCGGCCTTATGCTGCTGTAACAGTGGGATGTCTAACCGTAGTACCGGCTCGATAAACATCCTGAGTGTTAGGTTGATCAGGTGTAGTTCCTTCTTCGGAAATCCGGGCAGCATCTTGTTAAACAACTTATGAGTTAGCTCCACGTCATTGATGCAGTAGTCCCCGTAGTCCGACAACTGTTGCTCTGTGAAGTCCTCTCGGCGTAGACCCATCGCCCACTTAGTAGCGTCACCCTTCTGGCCTAGTCCGTACCGTTCAGTCAACGCGCCCAACGACCCACCAACCTCAACCCCATGAATGGCTCGACCCATACACAACGTATCCATCCAGAACTTAGGCTTGATGTCGAAGTGCCAGTTAAGTATCGACCCATCGAACAACGCGTTATGCGCTAGGGCAACGGAGTTCTCCCAATCAAACTTATCCAACCACTTCTTAATCTGTTGTGGTGTACCTGACGCCCACTCTGCATCTGTATCGCCATCCTTAACGGCCACGCCAATAACGTGAAACTGCGGATCACGTATGTACTCTTCTGTAGTTTGCTTTGCAAACCCTACGTCCTTATTGAAATAGGTTTCAAAGTCTATAGTTATTAACTTCAAGCGTGACTCCTCATAGGGTTATCCCATGCGTCTACCGATGGGGATAGGTGTTGCGTACCTCTTGCTTTGCGTAAGCGGAATTTAAAAAAATTTATTAGTTCAGGTTCATTACGCGCAAGTTCTCTTGCATACAACGCACGGTAATTATTATTTAACTTAAAT